GTCTTACGCTCTCTAAATACGTGCGCTGCTGCTCGTCAGTCATTCCGCAAAGTTCCAGCTGTGTACCGTCGCTTATGGCGTTCTCAATGTGAAAAACTGCGTCTCTGTAGCATTTCATAAGCGTAAAGGTATTGTGGTACTTGTCTCTCTTCTTTTCTTTCTCTTCCTGCTTTTTAAACTCTGCTACTGCTGCCTTTGCCGCTTTCTGTATCATTTCCTCAAAATCAGCCGCAGGAAGTGCTACCCATTGCTCGCCCTCTGGCGCTCTTTCTGTCTCTTCACTCTCTGGCTTTATCTCTGTAGCCAGCCCTTTAATTTCCGTCTCTTTTTCCTGCATCTAAATTACCTACCTTTCGCTTTTAGTTAAATGGCAGCTCGTCGTCTACGCCGTCTGGGATATTCATAAAGCCGTCGTTATAATCTGGCTGCTGCCCCGCTGCCGCTCTTGCCTCTGCCTCTGCCTTTGTTTCTCCAAAGCCTACGTTATTTGCCACTACCTCTGTGTAGTAAACTTTCTGCCCCGTTCTCTGGCTGTCATAGCTGCCCGTTTTAATCTTCCCCGTTACCTCTGCCTTGTTGCCCTTACTTAGCCACTTGTCTACCCATTCCGCAGTACGTCCAAAGCACTTAATATTTATAAAATCTGTTTCCCGCCCGTCGTCTACCGCCAGCGTAAAACGTGCAATGGCGGTGCTGTTATCCTGCCCGCCATATCTAAGCTCTGGGTTTTTCGTCAATCTTCCAGAAAGTGATACGTTATTCATTCGCCTTGCCCCTTTCGTTAATCTCTCTAAGCTGCTGCCAGATGCTTACCAGCAGCAATGCAATAACCGTAAGTAAAATATTAGTCATTTTCTGCCTCTCCTTTCTCGCATGGTGGAAACGGGCAGCTGTTGCAATCTGGATTTTCGCACTTGCCGCCTTTTCTGTCTCTAAGCAGCTTGTATGGCAGTATCCATACTGGCGCAGTAAGCAGAATTACCCATTTTGCTAATACTACCAGCACAAATGCTGCAAATTCTGCTGCTCCCTCTGCAAATTCTTCTACAGCCTCTACTATTCCGTCCATAAAATCAAGCATCTGTAAACGCCCCCTCGTCGCAAAATGTCAGCGCCGCTGTAAGCCCGTCCGCTACGCCCTGCCTCTTTTGTATCCGTTCTGGATAATTAAGCCTCATGTGTTCTAAATGGTCTTGCTGCAAAATTTCCGCTATTTTCTCGGCTGCTCTCCTGCTGTTTGTGATTAACTTAAGCTCGCTGCTGCCGTCTAATGCGTTATTTTCATATATGCCGTAGTCGCATACTACTGGTTTTACTTCCCAGCTAATCACATTGCCTTTAATCTCTAACGGCTGTATTCCGTCTGCCACATTCTTAAAAACTGTACCCGCTCCGTCGCAGGCGCTACC